CCCTTAACCGATGCCCGCTTACCACTGCGCTCATCTTCCATCATTGACCGCAATAGAGACTCATACGACTGTTCAGTGACATCACCGTTTTCATAGTCCTCAATATATTTAAAGATCAAACGCCCCGAGAACGATGGATTCTTTGCCAATGCCCGCAACTCCTGCCGAGACATTACGTGACGCTGCCAGAAAAACTGTTGTTTACTCCATTCCGATGCCCCCATATCTGGATACACATCCCAGATAGGCACATGCTCGAAATACGGCACCTCTTCCTCATCGACCACTTGCTGCGGCTGCCCACTGGCCATTGACCACGAACGAACTTCTTTCACATCCGTCATGGGTCCCTTCAGCACACCGGTGCCAAATTTATGTCCCTCATCAATGACGCGTTTAATCGTTTTCTTGTAATATCCCTCAACCAGCTGATCATTGATTACTTGCTCCATTTTAGCGCAACGATCCTTGGCCAACTGTTTAATCACTTCCTCAACCGCTTCCTCATCTGGCATCTCACCCGTTGCCTGCATGATTTCCTGAGCGACACTCAATACCTCAGCTGGTTGAATATCTGGCTTAGGGGTTGGCTCAATGCTCCAACTCTTTTGCTCACCTGCAGGGAACAATAAATCCATCACACGTGCATTTAGCGTATGCACCTTCGTCCGCGTATAGCGAATAAATACCTTAGATCGATGCCGGTCCGCCTCATTCAAGAACTTCAGTAACTGATCGTCATAAATACCCCGATACTGCCTGAGTCCAACGAGCCAATATTGCTCATAGGGCTGCCTTAATGCCCGTTGTTGCTCAAACTCACCACGCAATAATGGTCCAATCATTTGCATCCCTTGCATCGACATCAGTACCCCACCCCTTCAGAGTGACCCACTGACCCAAAAGAAGCTCCATTTACTGACTCAACTGGCTCAGCAAATGTTAGGACAAACGAATCCGCCTCATCCGGTGACACACCGATACGCTTCTTGGTTTCCGCTTTCTTTTCCAACTGATACCGCCCGTTACCATCAAAATCATACTTAACCGCACATAACTCCGTTTCCAACGAGTCAGAATCCACCAAGTTGCACGGAAAGTCTTCCAACCAATGCATTGCGTTAAACCACATCTCTGTACGCAAATCATAATACTGGTTGGTATCCATCGCGTTCTCTGCCGAATTGACCGGCTTAACCATTTCCGCATAAATACCCCCCATTTCCATAAGACGGTCAACAACACCCGCCCCCAATCCAATGACATCGACAAAAACCGCATCAGGCTGAACCGCATCAATGATCTTCTTCACCCATCCCGCACCCGCCATCGTACCCGTCTGGGTATCCTGCCCCACCCGCGCACGGCTTTTTGTCCATTTGTGAACCCGCCCTTGTCTGTAGCTAATCGAAAACCGGTCATCGCCGTAGCGAGATGGATCAACTCCCAATATTTTGGCTCCAATTGAAGGCACAGGCTTAGCCTTACGAGCCCGCTGAACAATCAACGGCCTAATTACAACTTCTTCAGTACTACTTTGAAATGCCATCACAGGTGTCGCCGGATATTCCTGATTAAAATACGCTACATTGTTATTAAACTGGGCCACCTTATTACGTCGCCAAGCCATTTGCCCCAAGGTCAAGCGATACGCGTCACGATACTCTTCCTCATCCTCTGTCAAGGTAAAGCCTGTTGGTGGCTCTCTGACATACTCGGTTTGCCAGAACCACGGCATAAATACCGGAATAAACTCACTTTCCCCTTTTTCAGCTAACACCCAAGTTCGATGGAAGTAATTACCAATACCATTAGCAGTAGACTCCAAATGAATCTCTGTTTCTGGCTCCTCTGCAATCGCCTGCATCACACCCATCACGTGATCCTCAGCATTGGGCCAAAACGCCACCTCAGAACCATGAAAGTACTGTGCCGTACTAGAGCGCCCTGTTCCCTTAGCTCCCGCAGTTGCCACCATATAGCCACTATCCAGCTTGGAAAACTTCAGCTCTTTAGCATTGGATGCCAATAGTTGTGGTCTAACCAACGCAGGGCAATTCTCGTGATAACGCTTAGTCATCGCAAAAAGGTTGCTGGTTGCCTTGTTCTCATGAGTCAGGATTGACGCGTAATACCCTTGTCTGTGCGACGTCTTCCAGTACGCACGACCTTGGTGATAAGTACTAATCCCCTGCTGACGCCCTTTCAGGTCAATCGTTCTGGCCATCCCCGTCTCAGCAATCTGCTCACAAATCCGCTCATGCAAATGTAGTTGAGCTGAGTTCAGCTGAAACGGTAAAATTTTTCCCTTCTTACTTCGGATCTTCAAACACTTAGCCGCGTAATGAGGAAAATCATCACGTAGTCGTCGCCTAATACGCTTTTCTCTCGCGTCCATCAGACAACCTCATCATCCAATTCATCTAACGCCTCTTCGTGCGTCATACCAGCCTGTTCCGGCTCACCATCCAAATAGCCAGATAACTTAGCAACCAACTCCATGGCACCTTTTGCTGCTGGGAGGTTCACCTCATGCACCTCCTGATCAAACACACGATTTTTGAGTTTAAAAGTATTCATTACCTTCTCATCACCAATCGCAATATCATATATTCTGACAGAACGTCCAATCACCTCATCCAGTGACAACCGTGTTCGGTTTCGCTTTTCGGCATACAACCGCTTTAAGTAGGCATCAACGGCTTGTTTCTTTTTCTGTTTCGTTGCCTCATCTATCGCACCAGAACCACCTGCCAGAATATTCGCAGCCCGAACACTCGCCGACTTCTCCGTTTTGACCCGACAAGACCGCTTCGCCGCTTCCGTTTTTGTAATAGGCTGGCCATTCTCATCCACCCCATTCACTAACTCATTGCAAAAATTAAGCTCCTGCGCTGTCAGCCTAATCTCTTCACAACCAGGTAACAGATACTGTGGAATCACCCCATCACCTCGTATTCAATACCGGATACCACCTCCGTTAACCCCATGCCCCGATCTTTAAGAATAGGCTGGGTCAACTCATCCAACACCACCAGCACCTCAGTAGGAACCCATACAACTTCCCCTAAAGGAAATACAAACTCCTGTCCCGCACATTGAACCGTTAAAGGGTTCTTAGCGGCCTTATTGATCATGACGGATACCTCTGTTTGAGCGACCACTAACTCACCCAACTTGCGTGTCACCATCTCATCAACAAAAGCCCTGATATGTACTCCTAATGCATGTCCGGCTTGATCCATAACATTTAACCTAGAGACAAAACAAAACGGGCAGCCATCGGCCACCCGCTTTACTTCTCACCAAAGAATTGGTGTGATTACTTACTGAGAAACACTGCCATCTGGCATCGGCAAGCCCGCAGGCATTGGAATACCCGCCTCATCCCACATCGCAGACACAGCCGCCATAGAAGCAGCTTCACTGGCATTCGCCACATCCTGACGCGTTGCAAACGTACCTTGCTTAGTCACTACACCATCAAGACGTGAACGCTCTGTTTCCAGCTCTGTGCGTAACTCCGCTTCAACCGCCTGTGCGCGTTCCAGCTCTGCTTGCAACCCCTCAGCTTGGGCCTGCAACGTCGTTTTGATTTGCAAAACATCCGACTTGACCTGATCACGATCAGACTCCAGCTCTGCCAGACGGCCCTCTGTTAGCTTTTTAGAAGCCTCCAACGCCCCAATACGCAACGTGACATCATCAAGTCGCGTATTGCGCTGGTTATCTTCAGCAAGCTTTTTTGCAACATGCGCCTCGTACTCAGAACGTAACTGAGTAATCCGTGCATCTAATGCTTCACGACCAGTACGGGCTTCATTTTCAACCGTATCAACACGATCACCTAACGCCGCAATTTCACCATTTAACGCATTGCGTAATGCCGTAATCGCAGCTGCATTCTGATTACCTTTAAGCTCAGCATTCGCCAGTTTAGTCGTCAGTGCGGCAAATTTCTGAAACCCTTCAGACTGCTCATCACCATCTAACAGATCATTGACTGCTGCAACCTTAGCCGTCAGCGCATCAAGATCCACTTCATGCATGCCGAGGCGACTATCAAGCAGCGCTTGGATCACTGCAATCATGTTTCGTGCTTCAGCTTCTTTGTGCTCTGTCATTTTTCCAACCAAAGCAGCTTGTGAGAGGTGGCTACCAGTATCCAATTTGGCACCCATCACACTAGGAGTATTTACATCTGACATTCTTCTATTACCTTATTTCCTGAAAAAACTCACTCACACAACCACTAACAGCGCCGCATTTTTAGCATACGAACAGTCGCATCATTGACCGGCGCATAATCCGAACCATAATACCGTCCAGCCCAATAATTCTCAGGCTCATGACTGTTAAACACCCAGCTTTGGCCGTGCGCATGACTAAAACGAGCCTTACCTTCTTGAGCTCCAAAATGACTGATAAACCCAGCAAAACCAGCATCATTAACAGTAATCGTAAACTCACTCATAGAAACATCTTCTTCAATACAACCAGCAACCCAAACTCCTGAGCAGTTACCACCACTACAGCCCCCACAACAATGTAATAAACCTTATGTAGCATTCGGTCGATACTGGACACAGATAGTGTCAACTTACGAATATCATCAATCACTCGGGTCAGTTGTGACTCAGCATGCTCCACCCTGATCTCCAGCTTGGCTAACCGCTCTCTCTCCTGATCATTCATTTACATCACCCAATAAACTTGGTTGCCATATTGCGAAACTTAATCGCCGCAACGCCAAGCCCCGCAACAGCAACATCCAAACCAGCCACCACAGCTCCTGTCACCATTTCAGCCACCGCAGGCTCTGCAAATACCGCAGACAGTCCCGTTGTTCCAACCAGTACCCGCAAGCCTGTGGCTACCACCATGGCAACTACACTTTTATTCGTCCGTGACTGACTGGGCTTCTGAGTATTCTTGACTCTAAATGAATTAACCGCATCCGCCTTAGCCTCAGCTACCTTCAACTCCAGTTCAACCTTAGCTTGCTTACGAGCCTGCTCCAAAGTCTCATTAAACCCTTCAGTAGTTTTAGTTTTGATCTCACTAACCAGCTCCTCAGCACTATGAATACCAAGCACCTTAGCTGCAGCAACAAGATCAATACCCTTCTGATCCTGCATCGAATCATGCACCGCAGGTGCAGGTGCAGGCGCAGCCATTGCATCAGCCCACTCATTCAAATCATCCGAACGTTCAGTCGAGCCATGCCACATACCCACTTCGATCAATCGGCGATTGATCAACCCTTTAGACTCAACCTTTACACCATTCTTAGTAACAAACTTCCAGCGTTTAAACTGACCAGGAACTGCGGCATAATCGAACCCATTCAACTCTCTTAATAACGTTGACTGTTTAAACGCAGTACGCCCAATGTTAAAAACAAAGTGCACTAAAGCATCAAAATTATTCTGATCCAGCGGAACAGCCACCAAGTCAGCAACAACCTGTTCACGACTCACTAAATCATCATGTAACAAGCGCATAATATCCTCATGCGACAGCGCTTTATTGTTTCTAAAATCAATGACAGAACCATCCGATAACGGAATTTTCCCCGAGTTCAGTTGTGAACGAGTCAACTCATGGCCAACACCAATCGTTGGAACACCCGCTTCACAGTAATAAAGCGTTGGCATCGGCTTTTCAGATTCAATCAACTGCCGCATACCCGCTTTTGACATCTTTGTAATTTTCAACTTATCAGCCATCACAACCCCACCTGTTGTTTCGTTATTTTTCTTCTCATACCAAACCACCTCAGCAGCATCCAACGCAGAACCTTCCAGCACAACGTTCAAGCCCCGATAAGCATGGATAACAATATTCTTACTTGCAGGCGCAGCACTCTTGCTACCCCTAGCCCCAATACGAATGCCTTTGCCTGATACACGATCCCGATCAATAGGATGCTCAGCACTCCCGACGACCAAATTAGTCGCATTTGTCATATCCAAAAAGAAAGGTGCTGGGCTATTCGAGATAAAATCTACCCCCTTAATAAACAAACTAATGTTTAGATACTGACAAACCTCAGTAAACAGAAACCCATTAACTTTTGAACGCTCTGGGTCAGTACAATCCAGAAGGCACTGTGCGTAACCGATGTATAAACCATCAAACACATCGCCTGCATCGTACTCACCAGAAGGCTTAGTAAACGCCTGCAATACATCAGGATGGTTATCATCACAGTAGTGAATTGCTGCCGTATGATTAATATGAAGTGCATCGACAGATGATCCACCATTCCAAAGCTGCCAAGCGTCATTTTTGATTCGCTCAATAATTAGCTTTGGAACATTAACGAATGCACCACCACGGGTCCTTAACCCAATAAACCCATTGAGTAGATCAATCCGACCCTTTTCACCACTGGAGTCAATAGACTGCTCAACACAATCTAAACTCAGCACAATGTCAGTCTTATCGAGTGGGGCATCAAAGCAACAAGCATCCGCATCAGATAGCCTTCCAGACTTTTTCATGATCAAACAGCCACAGGCTTTGCTAACAACACTTCAAAGATAGGCTTTCCAGAACGAGTCTTACCGACCACCTTCGTTTTGTATTCCTGAGCATCAACCATCTTAATAACCAGCCGAATCCATTTAGAATCGACCCCACAAGACTCTGCATGAATAATGTTGCCGTTGAGGTATTGCTTCGCAGAAGCACGATCAGACTCAGAAATTCCATCATTGAAAACGTCATGGATTGCTTGTTCAACCACAGCAAAGCACAATCGATTAATGCCACAACTCAAGTCGAATTGAGTTTTCAGCTTGCGCAGAATCAAATCTCTTTTTGTTACTGCAATCTTCTTGCTCTGTAATTTTTTAATGATACTCATCTAGTTTAAATCCCCAAACCGCACATACCGCACTGGCATATCAAATTCCTGAGCCAGCGTTACCAGGTCTTTACCACTCACTGCACCTTTCGGTGAGTTTCCAGTCAGTGCTCGATAAGCAAACTCAAAGCAATAAAAATTCTGATCCTTGCCGCACACCTTTTTCAGGTAGCGACAAACCAACCAGCCAAACACGCCCTGCCAGTCGTACCGCTTACCCAACTGCTTAATCAAATCCAGCTGATTAACATCCGCATCGATCACATAGCACATCCGGTCAGCATGCAAACTGGCATCCATCTCTGCCACATCACCTCTGTGCTCACTGGCATCAAACCACTGACCATTCACACCAACCGCAGCATGGGTAATCATTGACCGAGTTGCCGAAGCAATCAGCCACGACGTAACACGACTCGGTGTCATTTCAAACAATACGATCTGTCCGTTCGTCATACCCTAATCAGTCCTAATCTAAAACGTGCATCCACAAAAAAGCCCGCCCAAGTTTCCCTGGTCGGGCCTCAAAATTAGTCAACTCCAGCAAACAAAAAAGGCGGATAACAGCCGTTACTCTGTTACCCGCCTTAGGAGGAGGAAATCATCTTACAAAACTACAAATCGCAGGCATAAAAAAAGCCCGATCACATACATGATCAGGCTTTCTCATCCGCTACTATGTGCAGCTTATATAAAAACTACCAAAAACTGGTTACCACTGTCAACCATGACCTTAGTCAACACACCACCAATCCGTACAATCTTCATCCGTAGGATCACCCAAGTCTATCATCTGCAAACAGCCATTTACTGTTCCAACAATCGTAGCCAAATCAATCATCAGCAACCCCCTATTGTATCGATAGTCAGTATCAGAAGACTTCCGTAGCTTATACCTTACCCCTTCAGTACAGCCCCGCAAACTAATCTGCCGATTAACCACCCACCACTCCCAAGCAGCCAGCCTCATCTGCCAGCTAAGCCCAGCAATCACAGTATCAACGTGCTCAACACCAATTGGCATCAACTGTACATATTCCAGCCCACTTCTACCGGATCGGTCAGAACAAATGTGGTTCACCTTATTCCAAGGACTCAAACTACTATCTTGATTATCAAACCAGTATCTTCCCCAAGCATCCATTGCATCAGACTTGAGCGGATCATAAGCAGCAATCTCGTTCTTATTGAACGCAAGGTGTAAAGGCATCGTCATCAGGTATCACCCAAATTATTATTAAATGTAAATCCGAGAAACTAGTCTTCCAGATACGAATCTAAAGCCGCTCTTTCAGACGCAACACCATCTGGGCCTAACACTCTCTCAGTATTGGCAATACCCGCAACAACTGAAACATCACGACCTGTTGGAGTAGACACCCGAGTCACCCCCGTTCCAAACACAACCGGCCAGTATCCAATCTCATGACTGCCAGAAATTTTCTTTTTAAACACCGTTGACCCAGCTGCTAACTCAGACGCACGACTACCCGCTTTCTTAGCCTTCGTAAATACATCAGGATCAACAACACCTAGATTAGTTGGAACTGGCTTGCCATTTTTCACTTGCCCTCCCAAATAAAGCCACTCCAAGCTACCCGCACTTAGACCAGGAGCTTTCTTTATCAGCCTTAACACCTTCTGCTGGTCCTCCGTTACCTTAGCCACCTTCAAACTCTGACCTTTGCTAAACTTTTTATCCTGCATACATACACCTCAGAAAACAGTATAAAAACAAAATAACCTTGGAATATTATACACTTATAAGCTTATTTAGACCACTAAACCACTGTTTTTTAAAAGAAAAGCACATATAATAGCCCACCTCTTCAGGTTACTCCTAAGCCCATTCAGCACTCCTCTTTTTACACTTGCCAAACCGCTTTTAAAGTCTCCTAACTCCGACCCCTCAGGAAACAATGTGGACACACAGCAGGTACCAAAGCGGTGACTTTCCGTTTTAAAGCTTCTGTCTTTGGTGATCAGTGAGCACTGCTCACTGATCAGAGAGATTTGACTTCATTGTCATGAAACTTTGCATGGCACGAGTCAGGAAACACTCACCCGTGCCATAGGCACATTTTAAGAGAGGCAGCGCCGAACGCAGCAAGGAGGGAACCGACGCAGCAGAGCGCCGACGGCATAGCCGCTATTCGGCCTCAGCAGCTTGCTGCACCTTATAGGTATAAAGAAAGGCATAAAATAAAGATAAGACACTTATCGCATTAGCCAATAGACACTTAGAAATATAAGCACTGTCGCTCAAAGAGAGTGCTGGACACTTAAATTATAGAATGCTGGACACTTAATTAAAGTTTTTTGCAGCGCTCACGGATAAAAATGACTACCGTTAATGGATTGCGTTAATTTATCGCTTCAGAATGGGTTTTGTGGTGTTTTTGGGAGGCTTGGCGGTGATTGCTTAGGTGAATTTTTACAGGCAGGCACAGAGGAACGGGTCGCGACGTGGGCGACCGAGTGAAGAGATTAATGCGCTGGATCGGGTGGGGAGTCGTCGCCGTCTAGGAAGCTATACAGCTTTTTAACATCTCTTTTCACAGTCGCCTTACTAACAATGATGCCGCTAGCAGCCTGACACAGCTTGTCAGTAGCTTCTGCTTTGATTTGCTCTGGGGTCTTCACATCACGCTGGGCATTTTGCTTTTCGCGCTTGGTGAGCTGCTGAGAGGTGCGGTGAAAGGTAAACTTCATGCCAAATGCTTTCATGAAATCGTGGGTAAACCCAATGGCTGAGGCTTTGCCCACATATTCGCCGTTTTCCAGCTCTTCGTACTGCCGTTTCATGTAGATGATATTCGCCGCTTCCAGCAACTCTAAATTACGTTGTAGACGCTTTGGGTGCAAACCTACTTGTGCTGCAATAGATTCATTGACGGCATAATGAAACACTTTCTTATCAGATGCATCGGGACGCCCTACCCTGAAAGAGTGAATGTCCATATTTAAAAATAAGGCTTCCAGCGTACAACACAAACCTTCACGCCCTTCACTACGATGCTTACCTATCTTGCTACTGCCACTCTTTTGACGTTTGATCGCTGTGCGGGCAACCTCAATAAACGGTAAAACATTTGGATTTAGGTAGTACTCTTTGGCTTTCGCAATGGCTTTGTACTGTGCATTTGAACGCAGACGGTTACCGTACTCATCATGATCCTTACCAGCAACTCTAACCACTAAATTACGATCAGGCTTGCCAGTGTCTTTACTGTAGGGACTTCTAGTGACTAGCGGCTTTAAGTTGCTTGGCTCATGATAGCAACCATTGCCACTGGCTTTAATAAAGTATTTACGCTTACGGAATGCTTTCCCTTTAACACTGGTGTGTAACTCATAAGCCTGTATTACGCCAAATGAACGCATGGACTTTGATTGCAGCTTACGAAGTGCACGAAGCTGCTTACGCTTGAGTAAACAGCTTTGGCCAGTACGCCGCTTGAATAATACCGGCGCTGTAATTGCGGGGGCTGTCATGCTTGATCTGCCCACTGGTGGTCAACCAAAAGCAGGGTTCTATCATGAATCTGAGAAAAGTGTAGAAAAACTGCGTACTCGGGTTTATATGACCAGGGGAGGCCAGAGTACGCAGTATATTCCGAACGGATAAAACAGAACGGAATAAAGGATCGAACAAGATTAATTATTACCCTGTATTCTCTCAAATTCAACATGTTAATTACTTATTATCATCAATCAAACAATGAAGAGGCAAATAATATAAGCCATCATGCTGTAACACTGTACTTTGAATCACCTGCGCCTCCTTCGGCTATTAGCCTCTTAATAAGACCTATCAAACAATCACTCACCTTGTTCAAACCTCCGACAAGAAAAACAAGCCGGATATAATTAAAAACTTCAATCATCTGAGCATAGAATTTGAAGTATTCTTATTCTGCTTCCCCTTTGTACTAGACTCATTGAAACGTTCTTCCAATGAACCAAATACATCAGGCCGTAACGCAACACGTGTGAGTAGTCCAGAAGTAGCAACTTCTAACTCACATGCCATCTCGGGAGTTACTGCTCGGCGTCCTGTCTCCATTTGGTATAGGTATGGATATGAGGTTCCAAGCTTCTGTGCCAGCTCCCGAAGTGCACTGATACCATACTTTTGCTTATATTCAGTTAGAGTCATGGTTTCGAATGATAGCATTATGCTAAATATATTCAATAGCATTTTGCGAATTCTTAGGAAGGTAGCTCAGTGCTATCATTAAATTTATGAAAACCACAGTGAAAGAAATCAGGAAAAGTAACCTGAAACTACTTATTAAACGGGTAGGTACACAAAGAGCACTCGCGGAGATATGTGGACTTGCTCCCGCCCATGTCAGCCAAATGGTGACAAATAACCGCTCTATGGGTGATGAGGTAGCTAGAAGAATTGAAGATGCCCTAAGCTTGGGGCATGGTTGGATGGATAATGACGCTACCCTTCCCACAAACACCGAAAGTATGAGTAAGGAAGAGCTACTCTATCTTAAAATGCTGAGCAAACTTCCTGCTGCATCCAAACAAGAAGTCTACGACCTGATCGACAAAGAATATTTAAAAATAAAAACAGGTGAAATGCTTAAGTGAGCTTTTTAAGCATTTCATTCAGTACTTTTTTCTTCTGTTCCATAGATAACGACTTAAACTTTTCTAAGTAAAATTTTTCCCTCTTCTCCCCACTCGCTTTTACCAAAGTTCTCTTCATCAACTACATCCCCACTTAATAAATCTTAATAAAAGATTAATTTATTAAAAATCAAACGCTTGCCCTCCTAAACCCATAGGAGCGGCTTATTCTAGCCCCAAAACAATAGCATTTCGCTATTGACACAAATAGCATAGTGCTAATATTATTTATTCAAAAGCAAATAAATTCAATTTTATTACTAGCAATAATTGGCATTTATGAGCTGTTTTAATCACCAAAGGTTCAATGTGGCTAAATTTAATACTCAATGAGTTTCTAGCCATAACGATCAGCAATTACCTCGAAGCATTGGTGGCCACAACGGCCACCCTTTTTAGGAAACAAACCAATGAGTAAGAAATTTTCAACCGGCGAACTAAGTGATCATGCAGAAGCAATGGCAGACAAGTTACCTGAAAACATTTATCGACAAGTCATGGATAAGGCAGAGTGCGGCATTTTGACCTCTGTTATGAGACGTACACGAGGCAATCAATCTAAAGCCGCCATGATGCTAGGCATCAACCGCGCAACCTTACGCGTCAAACTAAAAAGACACGGCTTTATATAAAACAAGCACAAAGCGCACTGGCAACAGTGCCTTTTAATAGCCGTATTTCTGATTTCTCATCTCATCCTCCTCCTCGTCGATCAGAAGTACGGCTTTTAAAAGTTTTTCTCGTGACTTAAGGCAATAACATGGCAAAGCGCATCACAATCTGGTCGCCCAAAGGCGGCCAAGGTAAAACCAGTCTTGCACTCGCAATCGCACTGGAATTTAAAT